AGGGACTTCGCGTTCGGGTACTTTTCGCGGAATCGTTTCGTGTACGAGGAGGTGCGCGTTTTCACGTTCTTATCGGTAGAGAATTTCGTGTATGTTTTCTTTTTCATTTTCATGTATCTAGTTTCTACGTCCTTGAGTGTCTTGAGCCCTCTGAAATATTTAAGGGGTGCGTATAATGGACCCTTTGTTCTTCGCAGTTCGCGAACTTTCTTAGATATTTCCTGATCGGTGAGGGTCATCTTACTTATAATACAGATTTAATCTAAAGGTCAAACCAATTATAGTCCTTCTTTTCCTCCTTGTTACATCTACGACACGCGTTGTATGAATCTGTCTTTGGGTTATACACATACTTCTTGTCTCTGCAGTGTGGACAGCATTTCACAGGTGGTCGCATCTTCGTGCGTTTAATCCGTGTGTTCGTATCTAACTCCATGAGTTTCCAAGTGAGAAACTGTGCCGTGATGATCTTCGCCATACTTTACTTTCCGAAAAATTTAATCGCTTCTTCAATGCTGTGAAACACTTTGTCACCAAATTTAACACGACCAGTTTCAGTGCAGTACAACCCAATTTGTCCGTTATAATACGCCCTGTGAATCATCTTTAATTTTAGGTGTTCAACCTTTGACTTAGTTAAACAAAAAAGTCTAGATTTGGATAAGATGAGTCTCGAAATAATCATAGGCAACATGTTTTCTGGTAAGACGTCGGAGCTGATCCGGCGTCTTAAGAGATACAAGGTTCTAGGTAAGAAGATATCTGTGATAAACTCCGCAAAAGATACGAGGTCTGCAGAACAAGTGATTCATACACACGATGAAGTAGAATTTGATTGCATAAAAGTAAATCACCTCGCAGACACACTATTGAATGAAGGATTTTGTGATTCGGAAGTCGTCGCTATAGATGAAGCGCAGTTTTTTACTAATCTCAAAGATTTTGTACACATGTGTTTATTTCTAAAAAAGACAGTGATCGTTGCGGGTCTAGATGCTGACTATAAACAAGATAAGTTTGGTGAAATTTTAGAGTGCATACCTGTAGCAGAAAGTGTTACGAAGCTATCAGCTTTGTGCATGAGGTGTAAAGATGGTACACTGGGTCCATTCACGAAACGCACCGTATACACGGATGAAGTAGAATTCGTGGGTGGTTCTGAATCATATGAAGCCGTGTGTAGACACCATCTCGTATGTTAAAATCTTTTAATGTCTAAAATAAGTACAATCCTTCTATCATCCGTGGTCTTTTCAACTTTATGGTACCTCGAATGATCGAAAATGAAATCTTCTCCCGCCTTATGTTCGTGTGTATCAAATTCAGTATCGAGTTTGCTCGTACCCTCAAGCGTGAGATGGTATCGAAGATATAAGTTGTGTTCCGCACGGTGAGGCGGAATAGATATCGGGCCATCCATTACGGCTATCATACCACCCACAACACTCGGCATCATGTCTACGCGCCTTTTTATGAGTGGGAAATCTTCGAGTTTGTAATAGTAATACTTATCCGTATTCTCAAACCATGCATCTTCATCGTGGAAATAGTACTTCTTCGCCTCACCCATCCCTTCGTACACGGCTTCAAGCATTTCTCTATGATATAATCGCAATATCCACACGTCACTAAAATCTTGTGGATGGTAAAATGGTTTGTATAATAACATATCTATGAGTGTATTTCTAATACCCACGAGTGGTCTGAGTGGTTTTCTAAAATATAAGCGATCGATCGGATTCTTAAAGTAATCGAACGCTATCATCACGATTGGAAACAGGAGACACTTGATTATTTTCTCCATCTATAATAAATGCCAGGTTATAAAGGAAAGGAATACTACGCACCAGAGCCAACCGAAGAAGTCGATACTCTCGACAAGCGTTTCTTCATGGGTCTCAATAGGACGCAGACCGGATTGATTGCACCACCAGTGATCTATTTTTCGATGATGCTCCTCGCCGTTCTCATGGCACTCCCAGCCGTATACAAGAAGCGTCCAGGTCTTCTTTTCCCACTCGCAGTTGGTTTGTACATCAATGGTATACACTTGTACCACCACTACGCGCTCTTGAAAAACTAAATTAATTTAGATGTGTATATTAATAGAATGTTCCTATCCAAGGTTTTCGCAAACTTGATATTTCAGTCACTCGTGACATATGGCTTTGCGAAAGCTACCATAGAAGACCCAAAAATGAGTGAGGCGTTCGCCAAGAATGCACTCACATACATGATCGCGTGGTTCGTCGCACTTCTCATGTTCGCGTTCACCAAGAATATCATCACGCGATTCATGCTTTTCACCGCCATGTCCGCCGTCGCGGGTATGTTCTTGGGTGTGAGAGGTAAGAAAGACGCGAAAGAAGCACTTCTCGATGCAGTCACGATTTTCATTGCCATGTTTACACTCGGTATCATCACATACATGCTCGGGTACGATCTTCGTGCACTCGGTTCTGTGTTGTTCGTAACACTGATAGGTTTGATTTTGTTAAGGTTATTCTCCGGTAAGAAATACACGGAAATCATCATACCCCTGTTTGCTTTGTTCGTTGTTTATGATACCAATAACATACTGAGACGAAACTATGAAGGTAACTTCGTGGGTGCATCCTTCGACTACTTCACCGATATCCTAAATTTATTTAGTGGTCTTCTCGAAAAAAATGAATAAAAAATTTTATTTTTTTTTACACTTTCTTTTGAAAGAAAAAAGTTTTAAAAATAAAAATAATTTTTTTATAATCTCAGAAATTTTTTAGAAAAAAAAATATTTTTTTTAAAACTTTCTTTTGAAAGAAAAAAGTTTTAAAAATAAAAATAATTTTTTTGTAAAATTTTTCGGATATAAATAATAATGAGAGTCACTCTCAAAAAAAGTCCGATCCGTGATAAAAAATATAGGGTCACATTTCCTAACGGTGATCACGTAGACTTTGGTGGTAAGGGATACACTGACTATACCATACACAAAGATCCCATGAGAATGAGACTCTATGTTTTACGACACGGAGGTGGAGACACGCGTAAATTTAGTGATCCAGAACGTGTGCACGAGCGAATGTTACGATTGAGACGGAGCAAACTCGAGGATTGGGGAATCTCGGGTTTGAAGACCGCTGGTTTTTGGTCCAGGTGGCTCTTATGGAGTCACCCAAACATGTCTGACGCGATTAAGTTCATGAATACTGAGTTTGGTCTCAATATAAAATCTGTGTAAATATAAATGATCTTTTTGATATTGCCAATACTTAATCTACTAGGTATAAATATCATACCGGGTCAGGATGCATTCAGTCCAACTGTACCATTCGACAAGAACAAACACTATTCCATGTCAGCTTTGTGTATCCTATGCTGCTGCATCATGATAACAAACATAATGAGAAAGAAGTTCATAGGATTGTGGGTTCCAGTACCATTGAAACCAGTTGGGTTCGCGTCTTTAGGCGCGTGTGTGGCTCTATCGTGTTTAGTAACTTTGGATACCTATCACCGCGTACTAGCGGCGATTCCTAAAAAAGAAGAAGATAAAGCCTAAAAGAAGTTATCAGTTCGATACAATTTCGCGGAAAAGTCACCAGACTGACCTAACACGTTTACGGTTTCATTCCCGTAAATTTCTTGACATCCAATATCATCCATGCAGTCTCTTTCACCCATAGACACTGGAAGAGAATACATCTGATCACCGGGTGTTACCGTGTAGTAATGATATCTATCGCGTCGCCCACGAACTTCTTTGCCATAGAGAGGAAGCGTCTCGTTATTTTCTCCCAGCAAAACACCCATCTGCTGCACATGCTCGGGCTTGTACTCCTTGATTGGAGGTGATCTGAACTCTTTTTCAACTGGGATCTGAACTGGAACTTCGACCCTTTCTCTCGTGTGAATGCGCTGAATCTTAGGAGGAGTCGTGAGCATATACAAAATTATGAGTAGCAAAACAAATATGGTTATAAGCAAAGCCGTGTGTTTAGTTTTGGACTTCATTATTATTAGTCTTAGATTTTAATAATATATCGGTCTTAATTCTCACGTGTTTACTGGAGTACACCTGTTTACTATGTTTCTTGTCATTTTTGGTGACGCGTTTCTTTGGTTCTTTGTAATCCATTATTACATACATAACATCTATTTTTTATCTAATGGTAGTTGATAACACGTTGACCACGCATGATCTGCAAAACACCCCCGTGAATCCCGTGATCACCTATTCTAGGAATGTAATTGATTTCACGCTTTCTCCCATTTACGATTAAGAACTTTCGTGCACTATGTAAAATAGATCGATCTGTCACCGTGTTGGTACCGGATCCCCATCTGTAATCGTAAACTGGAGCGTAAGAAGGCATATTTTTTGTTTTGATTTTTAGTATGGACACACTTGACTTAGGCGAGAACTATTCTACCCAATCTATATTGCACGAGCAACCACAAACCAAACATGACAGTTTTTAGTAGTTTGTTTGCGTCCGTGTCATCCATCTTGTAGATGGGTCCCATGATTCTCCCGAAGAAAGTCTCTTCCTTACTGTTTCCTGTGACATACATTTCCATCTGGGTTAACGCACAAGTGTCATCATTGACTGACCAATGATAAAATATGAATGGTATAAGTATACTGTAAAGTTCTAAAAGCTCTTTGTTTTTAAGAAATGGTACTATGAGTACAGACAAGAACAGTAATAGGTGAATGTAGAATATAATGTTCATTACTATTAATATGAGCCAAGAAAATAGTGAGAACAATATGATCGTGGGTTTCCCAAAAGATATCGAAAAACCAGATGCGCCAAAAAAGTGGCACACCCAGCAAGAAAAAGTTCTCCAGGACTGGGGTGAAGCCGCGGCGTGTTACAGATACATGAACTACCAAGCATTTTTGATGTTTCAAACCCTGAGTATGCGTTTTACACTCCCCGTTATCGTACTCTCGACCATCACCGGTACGGCAAACTTTGCCCAAGAGCAATTCCCTGAAAGTATTCGCTCCGCAGTCCCCGCCATCATCGGTGGTCTCAACCTCATCGCGGGTATCATCGCGACCATCATGCAGTTCCTCAAGATTAATGAATTGATGGAAAGTCACCGCTCTGCGTCTCAGTTGTACGGCAAATTGTCGCGTAAAATCAGGCTCGAACTTAACCTTCCGCTCGTGGACAGGGCATCTGATGGTGCGCAGATGGTTCACGATTGTCAACAAGAGATGGATCGACTCATCGAACAAAGCCCACCGATCCCAAAGAAGATCTTGACTGCGTTCGATAAGGAGTTCCCAGATGATAACATCTTTAGAAAACCAGAAATTTTGCACATTCACCCAATCATGCCATTCAAGGCTATCAAGGAGTATTCCATCATGAGTCTACTCAAGGATCCAACTCAAATCATGTCGCAAAACGAACTCAAAGATGAACTCGATGAATTGCGTGGACGCGTCATGCCCGGTCAACGAAAAATGGAAGATCCACTCAAAAAAACTGGAATTCGGCGACGCATGAATGCCGCGGTAGA